GGATATTGCCCAGTGGCTTCTGTCCGGCATCGGCTACATGCGCCTGGAAGACACCTACGACCCGGAAGTGTTTCGCCTGGCCATGTTCACCGGGCCTTTTGACGTGGAAAATTGGATGCTGACCCATGGCCGTGCCACCCTGGAATTTGACTGCCAGCCTCAACGCTGGCTCAAAACCGGGCAGTTGCCCGTGGCTATGCAATCCGGTCAAAGCCTGATCAACACCTGGCAGCCTGCCAAACCGCTGATCCAGGTCACCGGGACCGGGGACGGCACGCTGGTGGTTGGCGGAAGCACCATTTCTATTTCCGACATGACCGGCACCATCACGCTGGACAGCGAAACCGAAGATGCTTATTCTGGAACCGAAAACCTCAACAACAATGTGCAAGTAAACGGCGGTTACCCGATTCTGCAGAACGGGGAAACCGCTGTTTACTTTTCCGGCGGAATCACCGCCGTACAAATTACCCCGAGGTGGTGGAGCCTATGAAACCTATCCTTTACCCTGCGTCTGAAACAGAATTTGTTTCCCAGGGTCTGGGCGTCCTGTCCGACGCCATCAGCTGCACCGTCACCGAAGAGCGAAACGGCCTGTATGAGCTGGAAATGCAATACCCAATTGACGGGCAGCATTTTTCCGACATCTCAGATCGCTGCATTATTTTTGCCATTCCAAGCCCCTACCGCAACCCGCAGCCTTTCCGTATTTACCGGACAACCAAACCCATCAACGGCAAATGCACCATCTACGCCCGCCACATCCGATATGATCTTGCGGGCGTGCCGGTCAAGCCTTTTTCAGCGTCCAACGCGCCCGGGGCCATGGCTGGGCTTCAGGCCAATGCCGCTATTTCCAGCCCGTTTACCTTTTGGACAAACAAAACCACTGCGGCCAGTTTTTCGGCGGCGGTGCCCAGCGCCACCAGCAGCCTTTTAGGCGGCCAGACCGGAAGCGTCCTGGACGTGTACGGCGGAGAATATGAGTTTGACGCTTTTACCGTCAAGCTTTACGACCAGCGAGGCCACGACAACGGCGTAACCATCCGGTACGGCAAAAATATGACTGACCTGGAACAGGATCGCAACATCTACAACGTTGCCACCGGCATTTACCCATATTGGCAAGCCGCAGACGGCTCCACGCTGGTGACTTGTGATCCGGCCATTGTCCCCGCCCCCGGAACCTACGACTTTGAAAAGGTCGTGCCCGTGGATTTCTCCCAGGATTTCCAGGACGCCCCCACGCCGGAACAGTTGCTGGAACGCGCCCAGACCTATGTGCAGAGCAACAATATCGGCGTGCCCACTGTGAGCCTGACCGTAAGCTTTGTGCAGCTGGAACAGACCGAGCAGTACAAGAATCTAGCGCTGCTGGAAAAATGCGATCTGTGCGACACCGTCACCGTCCAGTACGAAAGGCTGGGTGTTTCCGCCAAAGCTAAAATTGTCAAGATCGTGACCAATGTACTGTTGGAACGGTACGACAGCGTTGAAATTGGAGAGGCGCGGACCAACATTGCCGATACCATCGCCAACCAGCAAGGCCAGATCAACCAAAAGCCCAGCGTGGGCGCCGTGCAAGGTATTGCCAACGCCATTGCCCAGGCCATCATTGGCGCCAAAGGCGGCGCGGTGCGGTTGCTGGACACCAACGGCGACGGCGTGCCGGACACTCTCTATATTGCCGATAACCCCGACCCCGCTCAGGCGCAGAAGGTCTGGCGCTTCAACTATGAGGGCTGGGGCGCATCCAAAACCGGATATAATGGCCCGTTTACCATTGCCGCAGGCATCGAAGATGGTTTATATGCTGATTTCATCACGGCCGGCACCCTTAACGCGGCGCTTGTAAAAGTGATCAACCTGATTGCAAACCACGTCAAAAGTACAAGCGGCAGCTATTTGATGGAACTTTGGGCTGCCGTTCTCACGCTTTTAGATGGGAGCAATTTAAGGACCCGTCTTTACACAACCGGGTCTGAAAGCTCCACCGGTGTTCTGCAAGTCTTTTCTGGTCAGGTAGACAAAAACGGAACGATGAGCAGCGGCGCAATGAGATCCCAAATTCAGCCGAATTATATCGAGTGCGGCGCAGACAGGAACGGCAACTACAACGGGGATATAAGAACCGGCTCTGTGACAACATCCGCTTTAAAAATGCCAATGCAGAATGGCGCTTTTTTTGATGCCCTTGCTGAAAGCGATGGGTCTTTGATTATTGGCAATGTCGGAAAATTCTATGTTGGAGGCACAGGCGGAAACGTTGAATGGAAAATTGTATCGATCCCAGGAGGCGGAACCGCATACGCTTTGTGTCTTTCGTAAGGAGGCAAAATGGATACTATTACAACGGCAGCAACGACCTACACGCCGCCCGGCACCAGCGTGGTGCACAATGCTCAGGTCAGTCTGACCGACCGCTCCCCGGCGTCCGTGGTGCACGTGGTGCAGTATGACAATACCTTTCCCATTGTGGCGGTAGCGCTGACGGCCAACGGTCAGCCGTACACCGTCCCCAGCGGCGCGGCGGTCAACGTGCGCATGAAAAAGCCGGATGGCTCCTATGTGTACAATCCGGCACTGGGCGTGTCCGAAAACGCGCAGACGGCCTACATTGCCGTCACCCTGCAAATGACGGTATTTTCGGGCAAAATATCCCCTATTGTTGAAGTTGTGCTCAACGGCGCGGTGGCCGGAACCGGCTTTTTTACGCTGGACATCGACCCAAACCCCATCCCAGAAGACGCCATCGAATCCACCGATGAGTACAAAACCATCCAGCAGCTGGCAGCCCAGGCACAGGCGGCTGCAGATGCATCCGCCGCCAGCCAAACAGCAGCAGCTGGTAGCGCCAGTGCAGCAGCTGAGAGCGCGAGCAACGCCTCGGCCAGTGAGACCAACGCGGCGGAAAGCGCCACCAATGCGGCCAACTCCGCCTCTGCTGCTGCCGCCAGTGAGGGTAATGCCGCCAACAGCGCTACCAGTGCGTCCGGCTATGCGTCCGACGCGGCACAGAGCGCCAGCGCGGCGGCCGGCAGCGCCACGGCAGCCCAGGAATATGCGGAACAGGCGCAGCAGGTGAGCCAGGGCGCTGTGGGTTACTACGACACACCGGAGGCTCTGCGGTCTGCACATCCGACGGGACAAGCCGGTAACTGGGCCGTCGTGGGAAGCACAGACACCATCTGGGTGTGGGACACCGATACCAACGCATGGCTGGACACCAGCCAAAACGTCAACCTGTCCAACTACTATACCAAGGCACAGGCAGACTCAAGATTTTCGGACGCGGTGGCTTATACCATCACCGTCCCCACCACCGGCTGGACTACTGGCTCCCTGACTTGGGGCGGCACCACGTACACGCGCAAGTGCACAGTCACGGCAGCGGACGCCACGGCCTCGCCCACATCGGTGTCCATGAGCTATGAGGGCGGCGACTACGACGCATACTGCCAGATTGGACTGATCGACACGCAAGATGGCAGCGTGGTGCTGTGGGCTACGCAAGACCCGACAGCCGAATGTCAAATCCGAGTGGTGGAGGTGAGAAGCAATGCAGGTACCTAACGATATTACGTCCGTGATGGAACGTATGCTGCCTGTCGGCTCCATCGTGGAGTGGAGTCCGGTGGACGGCGGAAAAGCTGACCTGTCCAGCGCAGACAAGGTCGCGGCTTACTACGGCTTCGGCACGTGGGCAGCTTTTGCGGCCGGTAAGGTCATGGCCGGTGTGAATTCGTCTCACAAAATTGGGACAAGCGTCGGCGCAGAGACTCATCAAATCACAACGAACGAAATGCCTGAACATGCGCACGTCTACAACGGGTGGGCCGTTGCGATTCCAAGTAGCGCCAGTTCCGAAATGTATGCTTTGGCAAAGCCATACGACCAGCACAATAACTTCGGGATGGGCACCAAATCCGCCGGAGGCGGCGCTGCAATGAGCTTGATGCAGCCCACCACCTATGTGTACATCTGGCAGCGTATTGGTTAACACAGAAAGGATGCGTCATGGATTTAAAAAATATACAAACGATCACTTTGTCTGGATATAAAGCGTGTGTAGAGGGAAAGCAGTATTTAGTCTTGGGTACGAGGGACAGCTACGGCATCGAGCAGCTGCAGATCGTCCCCGGTCCGGAATGGACAGGCCTGGTTATCAAGGCGGTGTTTGTGACTGCAGCGGGGACCACGCCGGTTGTCGTGCCGGATAGCGGCCTTATCAACGTGCCGCCGGAGGCAACCGCCCAGGCGCTGGGCGTTGTATCTCCCGGAATGATTGTATTCTCTGGAGTCACTGCCGGCGTGCAGCGGATCACCCGCAATCTGCTCTATTTGGTATCGGATCATGCGCCGATTGACGGCACGGCGCCGGAGCCGACGCCGGACGAGTGGGCGCAGTTTGTGGCCATGGTTCAGCAGTACGCGGATTCCGCAAAGCAAAGCGCCACCGTGGCTGCAGGCAGTGCCACGGCTGCATCCAATAGCGCCAGCGCCGCAAAAGTAAGTGAAAAGGCAGCCGCCAAGAGCGCCAGCGCCGCAAAAGTAAGTGAAAAGGCAGCCGCCAAGAGCGCCGAAGAAGCCAAGGCATCTACCCCAGCGTCTACGCTGGACGGCATGTACACGGCCATGCTGGACGGCACCAACACGCAGAAGATCTTTAAACTGTGGTGGCCGTTTGCCGTAAAACAGAGCGAAAACAAGTACAGCTGCCTGGAACGCTTTGCCGCCATGCTGGACACCGCCTGGGGCGATAAGACCTACACGGTGCGGAACACCCACGAGAGCGTGAGCGGCGATGCCAGCGGCACCCCTCTGGATGATCTGGCGGACGGCCGCAGCGCTGCGCCCCTGGTGACGGATTCCAGCACGGGCGTGGCAGATTGGGCCGAAAACGACCCCATGACCTGGTATGTGCGTGCCAACGCCAAGAGCCTGGCAGACGGCACCATGGAGGTGCTGGCTGTTGAGACCGAAGCCGCCTTTGATGTGACCGGAGAGACTGCGCCGGTGTACTGCTTCTCCCCTGCCCTGGCCGTGAAGGAATGGGATGACGGCAGCTACCTTTACACCAGCTGGCACATGCGCGCAGGCGACGGCTATGTGCCGATGGCGGGCGATGTAGCCCCGGACGGCACCCACCGCCTGCTGACATGGCACCCTGCCTTTTACGGCGGTAAAAACAGCGCGGGCGGCATGACCAGCGGCGCGGGCCTGCTGCCCATGCCCTGGACCAGCGCCAACGCGGCGCTGCCGCTGGCCCGGAAGCTGACCGCCTACGATGGGCTGTGGTGCGATTGCGACACCCAGTTTGCCCTGATGGCCTGGCGGCTGCGCCACTGGACGTTGAGCAACAGCGGCCAGCTGGAAGGCTGCACCAACTACAACTACCAGTACACCCTTGCGGCAGCCGAAACCGGCGTGAAGCGTGTGCTGCTGGCCAAAGCCCAGGGCGCCAACCTGCTGGCGGGCAGCTGCGTGTGCCTGGGTGAACGCGGGAGTAACACGAGCAACGACCGAAACCAGGCATACAACCACGATGTGTTCAATGTTGCCAAGATTTTGAGCGTTGAAGCCGTAGCCGTGAACGATACCGAGTATGCGGCTGTAAACCTGGACCTGGCAAGCACCATCGACACCACGACCACGATGCTGGTAAGCACCATGCCGTGGCCGAACGGCACAACCGAAGCGCTGCCCGGCCATAGCGACGGCTGCATTGGTAACCTGACCAACGGCAAATACCCGTACCGCATTGCCGGTATGGAAATGCAGATCGGCGGCTATTGCGAAGAACTGGACCCGCTGTGGCAGGCCAGCCTGGTGGACGATGACCACTGGCACTATGATGTGTATAGCTGCCGGGACAGTGAGAAGCTGGCCGGAAGCATTACGGCAAACTACCAGAAGGAGGGCGAATTTGACCTGCCGAACGCGAACGAGTGGAGCTGGAACTATATCCGCGCATTGAACAAAATGGCGGCTGAAGCACAAATCCCGACGAAGTTCGGCGGTTCCAGCAGCACCTACGTCAAGGCCGCCTTCTATTCCCCTGGCGGGGCCGGTGTGTATGCGCCGTGGCGCTTCGGCCGCCTCTCCGATGGGGGCTCCTGTGGTTTGCCCTGCGCGGATGGTAACCATGGCCCCGGCTCCTCCTCCTGGAACGGCGTGCCGCGGCTTGCTGGATCGGGCAAAAAGCGGGGTGAATGGCCCGCGTAAGCAGGGCCAGAGGGGCAGCAGGCCCCTTTTGACGATATAAGCATTTTTATTTTGGGTGGTGCAGCGGCGAAGAAGGCCGCCTTCAATTCCCCTGGCGGGGCCGGTGTGTATGCGCCGTGGCGCTTCGGCCACCTCTACGATGGGGGCTACTGTGGTTTGCCCTGCGCGAATGGTAACAATGGCCCCGGCAACTCCAACTGGAACGGCGTGCCGCGGCATGCTGATGACAAAAAGCCATAACAGGCATAAGCGCTGCACCGCGCTTGCAGTTGACTGCTACAATCATGTAATACCGACACCAGACAGCTGGCCCGGTGCGAGTTGATACGCCCGGCATACAGTGAGCGTCTGGCCGCAGTGCCGTGGGCCTGCGCGGCGGCGAGTAGTAGAAAACCGCCCGCCCTGCTTTAAGGGCATGGGCGGCAACCGAAAGCCGTTGAACATCAGCAAGAATGGAGGGCTGACAACGCATACAAAGCGATACCTGCCGCTGACGCACCAGCTGTGCGAACAAGCGGCCATTGCAGCCTTTGAAGATAAATGGTTCCGCAAGAATTACCTGGCGGACGCACAAAAGTATGGAGGTGTTGCCTATGGGCGGCTAAAGGCCGAAACGGCCAAAAATGAAATGCACGCAAAGCTGGAAGCGGTGCACGGCATAGCGCTGGAGATGGAACAGCGGGTGCTGGACCTGATGGACGGGACAGCGGATGACCTGGACCTGGACCCGGTACATACCTTTTACCGAATTGACGGTATCAGCATGAAAGTACGGGAATTAAGCGACTGCTGCCCCATGCACCAGTGCTTTGGGCACCTGGCAGTGCTGGCCCTGCAGCCGTTGCTGCGGGCTAAGCTGCTGCCGTACCAGTTTGCCAGCATACCCGAAAAGGGCCAGGTGGCGCTGAAGCGACAGGTGGAGCGCTGGCTGCGGCGCAAAAGCCTGGGTGTGCGGTACGGGCTGAAGATGGACGTAAAATCTGCCTACCAGAACACAAGCCACGCGGTAGTGATGGGGATTTTAGAACATGAGATCCCGCACGCGGCCTGGCTGCTTGCTGTTGTGCGCAGTTTGCTGGCCATGGCGCCACATGGCGGCCTGCTGATTGGCGGATACCTGGAAGCCTGGCTTTTTAACCTGGTGGCCAGCTACCTGATGCGGCAGCTGTTGAGCTACGCCAAGGCACGTAGAAGCGCAAGCCTGCCGCTGGTACAGCGCTGCTGCAGCTATATGGACGACCTGGGCCTGTTTGGCCGACGATGGGCGGATATGCAGAGCGCTGCCAGGAAGATCACCAGGTGGGCCAAGGACGTGCTGGGGCTGACCATCAAGCCAAAGTGGATGCGGGTTGATTTCCTGACCGTGGAAGAAGAACGGGCCAAACGGCACCTGAAAGGCGCAGCCAAGGGCTGCCCTGGCTTTGACATGGCAGGCTACAGGATGCACCGCACCTACACCACCATACGCCGCGGCATTTTTAAGCGGATACGCCGCCAAAGCCTGCGGGCAGCGGATGACCTGCGCAAGACCGGCCGCATACCACTGTACAGATCGTACCGCCTGATAAGCTACAACGGGTACTTTGTGGGCACAAAAACAAGCGGCGCAGCTGCCGAGCTGGAACAGAGGCACCTTTTCAAGGCTGCCAAGTGGGCAGTAGGCGCTGCTGCAAGACTAAGAGAGGTGAAAGCAGGATGAAGTACACGGAAACACTGGACCACGTCCCCGCTGCTGTGGAGCTGGAACGGCTGCCTGATGGCACCGCCTGGCTGCGGCTGCACAAGGATGTGGTGCAGGGAAAGACCGAAGCGCCGGAGGGTGAAGAGGGCGGGCCGTGCTGGACGGCCACCACGGCGGTAGCCCAGCTGGGCACCGACCGCGCAGCCGAGACGGTGGAGAGCATCACCGCCAACCTGGACGACTGGTGGACCTATGCCGAAGCATGGGAAGAACAGCCGCCCATGACGCTGAACCAGCGCATGGATGCGGTGGAAACCGCCCTGGCCGAAATTGTGGACATTATGACGGGAGGTGCCGAAGCATGAGCATTTGGCTGCTTTTGTACCGCATGAAGAAGATCACTGCGGCACAGATCTGGTACCGCGTGGACAGCGGCGCAATCAGCGCCGAAGAGGCCGTGAAAATCTGCGGCCCCAGACCGTGAGTGAAGAAGCGGCTTTGCTGGCGGACGCTATGCTGCTGGTATGGGACTACCGGGAGCTGTGCCGCAAGCAGGACCTAACAGACGAAGCCAGAGCCATACAGGACCTGCTGGACAGGTACGAAGCCCTGGTGATGGATAACGACGAATAGAAAGGATGACAAACCATGTTTGATGCTATCGACGTAAGCAAATGGCAGGGAGCCGTCAACTGGGCGGATGTCAAAAAGGCCGGGATTTCCCACGCCATGCTGCGGGCCGGATACGGCAACTCGGTCAAACAGATCGACCCCCAGTTTAAACGCAACGCAGCCCAGTGCATCACCCTGGGCATTGACTGGGGTGTTTATTGGTACAGCTACGCCACCAGCCCCGAACAGGCCCGACAGGAGGCCCGCTGCTGCCTGCAGGCGATCGAGGGTCTCAACCCCACCATGCCGGTGGCCTATGATATCGAATACGAACCCGGTATTCTGGCCCTGAGCAATGCGCAGCGCACGGCGATGGTCAAGGCTTTTCTGGAAGAAGTTGAGGCCGCCGGCTACTACGGGATCCTCTACGCCTCCACCGACTTCATCCGCAACCGGCTCAACTGGCGAGAGCTGACCCAGTACGATGTCTGGGCCGCCCAGTACGGCAGCCGGTGCACCTGCCCGCTGCCGTTTGGGATCTGGCAGTATAGCTCCAGCAATCCGCTGGGCATCCCTGGCTATGGTAAAAGCCTGGACTGCAACCACGTATACAAAGACTATCCCTCCATCATCCAGAGCACCGGACTCAACGGCTTTACCGCCCCGGATCCCAACCCGGCGCCGGATCTGAGCACCATGCGTCAGATTCTCACCATCGGGCCGGTGACCATGGGCGACGCGCTGCAGATCCAGGCGCTCTGCGAGAGTCTGGGCATCACCGGAGAAAACGAGCTGTATACCAGCCAGTGGAACGATACGGAAAAAATGCTGCAGACCATCACCATCGGCCCGGTCAGCTCCGGCGATGCCTGGTATATTATGCGGCTGTGCGAACGGCTGCAGCTGACTGGCCAGGGACTCTATTTCAGCAAGTACGCCGTGTAAAGGAGGACAAGCACCATGGAAAACAACAGCATTTTTCTCACCATCAAAGCGGCCTTTGTGGCCTTTGCCGGTGCATTCAGCGCGGCCTTCGGCTGGCTTGGCTGGCTGATTCTGGCCTGGGTGGGCTGCATGGTCCTGGATTGGATCAGTGGCAGCGCCGCCGCGGCAGCACAGGGCAACTGGTCCAGCGCCGTGGCCCGCGCCGGCATCTGGCACAAGGGCGGCATGATCGTGGTGGTTCTGGTGGCCGCTGTGGCCGACTGTGTTCTGGGAATGGCCGTGGAGCACCTCCCCGCCCTGGATATTGAGTACACGGTGCTGGTACTGCCGGTGATTCTTGTGTGGTACATTTTCACCGAATTGGGTTCCATTGCCGAGAACGCCACCGACATGGGTGCGCCCGTCCCTGCCTGGCTCACCAAGCTTCTGGCCGCCGGCAAGAAAATGGCCGAGAATCAGATCGACATTTCCGAAGATACGGACACCGCTGGAGACAATAAGAAATAGTCAAAAGCTAGTCAAAACTGAATCAGAGTAAAAGAAAAGGCCGCGGCATGCGTTGAATCTAACGCAATGTCGCGGCTTTTTTGGTGCACCATCGGGGACTCGAACCCAGGACCCACTGATTAAGAGTCAATATTTGGCGACGCTGTACCGTAAAATTTAACGGTGCAACGATGCAGTGGAGAGCAGTGGACGCCAGCCGACGCCACACAATGCTAGTCAAAAACTAGTCAGCCGACCCCGATGCCCTGTAGATAACCGTTGAGCTGGTCGGCAACCTGCAGGCCGTCCTCGGCCTCCAGGTGCGTGTAGATCTGCGCGGTCATCGTGATGGAGCTGTGCCCCATGAGGTACTGCGCCGTCCGCAGCGGGACGCCGGCACGGTAGAGCATGGTGGCGTAGGTGTGCCGCAGCATGTGCGGCCGTACCTCAAAGTCTACACAGGCCAGGACGTGCCGGCGCCAGAGGCTGGTAAACGCTGAGCGGCTCATCGGCGCGCCGCCGGCTCCGGGCACCACATACACCGACAGCCTGGGCACCTGGTTCAGGATCGCCTGCAGGGCATCCGGCACCGGCAGCATGCGGCAGGATGCTTTTGTCTTGAGCTCCTGGGTCGGCAGCTGCTGGTTGCTGCCGAACGTCATAGCCCTGGCCACCACCAGCCGGCCGGCGGAGATGTCTCCCCACTGGAGCCCCAGGGCCTCCTCCTTGCGCAGACCGCAGTACACACAGAGACCGACGAACGCCCGCGCCCGCGGCTCAGAGAGGGCCTGCAGGAGCTCCGAGACCTGAGCAGGGGAAAGATACTTCTGCCGGTCGGGAGCCGCGTGTGGCGTCGTTTTGAGGCCCTCCGTGGGGTCCCGCTGAATAAGTCCGTTTTGCCTGGCTGTTTCAAACAGCTGCCGCATGGTGATGAGCACTTTGTGCTGCAGACTCTCCGACCGGTCGGACACCGACGCCATCACCGCCCGGACGTGGACCGGCCGCACGTCCTGCAGCTCCATGCCGCCCAGCAGCTCCATGATGTGGTTATTATAGGCGCTGCGGTACATCTGCACCGTCGCATACCGCAAGCCGGTCTTGTACGATGCAAGCCAGGTGCGCGCCCAGGTGCCGACCAGCGTGTGATCCCCGACCGTGACCCCGGCGGCATCCTGCTGGCGGATCTCCTGGACTTTCTGCTGCAGCTCTGCCTGGGTGTGGCCATAGACCACCTTTGTTTTTCCGTTTGACAGCCGGAGCGCTTTCTGGTACCGGCCATCCTTGCGCTTTTTCATGGCCATTGCAGTCTTTTCCCTCCTGTGATACAATAGAGGGGCAAGAAACCGCTTTACCCAAAAGCCTCTTGCCCCATGAGCCTCGCCTGGTGCGCCAACACCCGGCGGGGCTTTTTGTTATTTATACCGGATTTTCACCCGGACGAACGGCTCATCCGAAACCCGCTGGAAAGTCCCGTCCTCATAGATTTCCTTGTAGTCTCCGCCGCCCACAAAAGCGGAGATAAACTGGACAGTCCGGCGACTCAGGATCTCGCGCACGTGCGGAGCCTCATCCGCGCTTATATACCCAACCTTTTCCCCCGCTATTTGAACCATGACTGCATTGCGGTCGTGGGGGTTATCGTTTTCAAGAATCAGCTTGACCGGCTTGTTTATGTATTGGTACCTGTATACACGCTGTCCGGAAAGCCCTTGCTTTGCAAGCGTCTTACCGGTCTTTTTCCAATCAGGATTTGATGTTGCCAGCTGTGCGATATTCTGCAGATAGTAGTGCGTACCGGCCGCGCGGAAAAGCTCTTCTTTTACACATGCTGATTGCTCTTGAGAAGATTTTCCAACCGCATCTTTTGCGCCCTGGCGCATCCCGGCCAGTGCTGAAAAAAGCAGC